CCTTGGAGAATGACTTTAAGAACAACGACGGGACTCAACCCGCCGGTGTAAGGAAATGGGAGTCCATGTTTTATTATAAACTGGGCGCGCCAAAGTGGTTTGTTAGGGAGTTTGCTTCTAACACTAGCGTTAAGGTATTTACACGCTATGGTGTTAAAGGGACAGTGAGAGGTCAAAGATGGTCGGGGGAAGTTACCACCACCACCGGAAATGGATACGTAAATGCATGTATCTCACTGTCGGCAATGAAGAGGGCTGGAATAACCGAATCAACCATTTTGGTATACGGGGATGATAATTTAACGTTCACACATCAAAGTCGGAAGGAAGTATGCAATTCCTTCGAAAGTGTGGCGGAAAACTCGGGCATGAAAAGTGAAGTAAAGCTTTTGGAGAAGCGTGAACAAGCGTCGTTCTTGCGCAAACGTTTCGTGCCCACAGTTGGAGCAACATACCCCGTCCCAAGCTTCGGTAGAGTGGTGTCAAAATTACCCGTGCGGTCTAACAATAACCGTGCGGTTAGTGACGAAGATTACATGGCTGGCAAATTGTTGAGTGCCGCCTATGAACATCGCCACATTGCGACGTTAAGGGTTCTCTTATTGGAAACAGCAGAACAAATGTCGCCATCGCCATACCTCGATATGAGGAACCAAGCGATGGCGTACAAATATACTGCAGAGGAGTTGAAGGCTATGACCATTGGGGCAAAAACTATTGACCCGGACATGTTCGGATCTTTTCTCCAATCCGTGTATGGGATATGGGAAGATGATCTTGTTCAGTGTTACGTTTCCGTGTGTGACGGAATCCTTGGATTCCGTAGAGTAAACAGCACACGCGGGAAGCGGGCCAATGACGATCGCACAATGCTTGCGCCGCGAATACCGCGAGCATTGTGGGACACAGCATTCGAGTCCATAGTCTGTGTAGACGTTTCTCTGTAGGTCTTACATATTCTCCACCAGTGTTTTGTTGGTTCACTGGTAAAACAAAAAACTTAATACCCATCCAACAAG